AGGCTTGACGCGGCGACTACCACCCGCAGTTACGAAGAACGCACAGGGAGGGTGAAGCCATGAATTATGAAGCAGGAAGCACATCAGGGGACGCCGCCAGGGACGCCATCAAGATTGCCGGGGATACCTTGGCCGCCTACGCCGCCGCCAAAGAGTTGCAGCGGCAGAGGGGCAGAGGGGCAGAGGGGCAGACCACCGCCCCTGCTGCGAAGGGGGAAGGCCATGAGTAGCGATCCGCCGAGCAAGAAGGGGAATTAAATGGCCGCTAGTAAAAAAACCAGCCTCAAAGTGGAGTCGAAGCCGATCAAGGCGGTGAAGCCCAGCCGGACGAACACCCGAGTCCACCCGCCCGAGCAGGTCAACCAGATCATCGCCAGCATCAAGGAGTTCGGCTGGACAAAGCCGATCATCTGCGACGAGCACCTCGAGATACTGGCCGGGCACGGAGCCTACACCGCAGCGCAGCAAATGGGCATGACCGAAGTGCCGGTGATCATCCGTGCCGGCCTCACCCAGGCCCAGAAACGGGCCTACCGGACCGCCGACAACAAGATCGGCGAGAACAGCAGCTGGGACACGAAACTGCTGGCGAGCGAACTGGCCTCCCTGAAGGACATGGGCTTCGACATGAGCCTGACGGGTTTCGACCCCGGCGAGATCAACGCCCTCCTGCGGCCCCCACCCTCCCACCACCAGGAAGTGCAGCCCGTCAAGTCCACCGGCCCGCTGGTGACCATCCCGGGCGACCTGTGGGCCCTTGGCGAGCACCGCCTGATCTGCGCCGACGCCACGAAGCCTGACACGTACCAGGCCCTGATGGACGGCCGGCACCGCGGGCAACTCACCAAGATGCTCAACGGCGCATTCGCTGCGGCCATCGGCCACACCAGCAAAACCGCCGCCTGGTACGTCTGGCACGCCTGCGCCACCCGAGAGGTCTTCGCCCATGCCATGCGCGACGTGGGGCTGGTCGAGCTCTCGTACATCATCTGGGCCAAGCCGGGCCAGGTGCTGGGCTGGTCCGACTACCGATGGAGCTATGAGCCGTGCTTCTACGCCGCGCGCCAGGGCCACAAGCCCGCGTACTACGGCGATCGCACGGAGACCACGGTCTGGCGCATGGCAGCCCGGACCAGAAAGGCCGAGCCCGCGATACAGGTCGGCGCAGGCATGGTGGTGGCGATGGCCACCGGCGAGGAGATGTACGTCGCCCCGGCCCCGCCGAAAGGCAAGAAGGTGCGCCATGTGCAACTGCAGAAGGGCGAAACCCTCACGCTGGTGGCGAACGAGGAAACCGACGACCTGTGGGAGGTCAGCCGGGACAGCGGCAACGGGAAGGAAGGCAGCATCCACCCGACCCAGAAGCCCGTCGAACTCGCCCGACGCGCCGTGAAGAACAGCAGCCGCGAGGGCGAGATCGTGCTCGACTTCTTCGCTGGATCCGGCAGCACCCTGATCGCCTGTGAACAACTCGCCCGCGCCTGCTACGCCATAGACCTGGAGTCTCAATATGTCGACGCCATCATCCGCCGCTGGCAGACCCTCACGGGCAAAACCGCCACCCATGCCGAAACCCAGAAAACCTTCGAAGCGATCGCCAAAGAACGCGCCGGCAAATCCAAGAAGGGGTAGGGGCCGCCCGGAGGGCACCGGGTTTCACCCGACTGGCGAACAACGCGAGATGGTGAAGCTGATGTCAGCCATCGGCATCCCCGAGGACCGGATGGTGCACGCCATCATCAACCCGACCTCGAGGAAGGCCATCAGCCCGATGACCCTGCGCAAGCACTTCCGCGAGGAGCTCGACCAGGGCCTGGTGCAGGCCGACATCAAGGCCGGAGCGAACCTGCTGAAGCTGACCGAGAGCAGCGCAGCCGCGGCCATCTTCTGGATGAAATGCCGCCTACGCTGGCGCGAGCGGGTCGATGTGACGGTCCCGCTCGGCGCGCTGGCAGGCCAGGAGCCAGCCGCAGCACTCGCCGACCAGGCCGACAAGAACACCGCCTACGAGATCGCGCGCCGGATCGCCTTCACGCTCTACCTGGGCGCAACAGCGGCCGAGGATCCACCAGCACCACCAGCATAGCCCTCTTGTGCGCCCAGCCGTCCGGGCGTACCATCCACGGCCATGGAATGACCAGCCACCCTGGGAGCCAACGCCATGGCCTACAACATCAACTCGACGCCGACCACGATCCTCAACAGCAGCTCCACCGGCGCCGGCGAGTGGTACCGAGTGCACCCCAACCGCGGCAAACTGACGTTTCAGGTGCTGCACACCGGCACCTCTGTCGGAGCCACCGTCCAGTCCACGGTCCACATCCAGGTGTCCAATGACGGCGTGAACCCCCTCCTTACCACGGCCGGCACCAGCGTGGACGCCCTCGGCACCGTGACCCTGAACGGAGGCAGCCCGCAGTCAGCGGGCTTCGCCATCGATGCGGCCTGGGAGTGGGTACGGGCCAACACCAACACACTCTCGACCGGAACAATCAAAGTCATCGTGGGGAGCCAGGCGCGATCATGACCGTCACCACAAATCCAGCCATCACCGGCGTCCAGACGCTGAACAACAGCCCGACGATCGTTGCCCCGAATATCGTCGGGACCACGACCAACGATGCGGCTGCCGCCGGGAGTGTGGGCGAATTGCTGCAGGGAACGCTGGTCGAGCCAGGCGCGCCCGTTTCGCTGACCACCAACACAGCCGCTAACATCACCAGCATCAGCTTGACGCCAGGGGACTGGGAGGTAAGTGGTGTGATCGGCTTCAACGGATCGAACACCACCACAGTCGAGCAACTTACCGGAGGCATCAGCCAGACCAGCGCCACGCTGCCAGCGTCTTACAACAGCAGTGCCCGACTCAGCTTTAACACTAGTAGTCTGCCATTCGGAGCAGCTGTAGGGGACACCACAGTATTGGCATTAGCCCCGCTGCGTGTTTCATTGGCCTCCACCACGATCTTGTATCTCGTCGCCAAAGCCAACTTCGCCGTGTCATCTTGCGCCGCATTCGGCCGCATCAGCGCCCGCCGCATGCGATAACCGAAAAGAGGGACCGCCACCCGACGCCTCGGGCACTCCACAGCAGCCAGCACGGCAAGCAACTACAAGGAGCAACACCATGGCCTACAGCCTCGAAACCCTGCGCAGTCAGCGCAAAACCTCCATCCACGGCCGCCGTCTGGGCCTCGACTCCGACGGCTACCTGGTCGGCCCCCCGGCCATCCGCGAGCAGGTGGAGGATCTGACCACCACCGCGGCCAGTTCCCTGTCGCCCTACGGCCTGTCGCGCCTGATGGCTACCGGGTCCACCCAGACGGGCGCCTACACCCTGCAGGCCCCGGTGATCGGGGTGCAGAAGAAGATCTTCCTGCAGTCCACCAGCTCGGGATGTCAACTTGTTCGGCTCTCCGGCAGCGCGCTGGTGATGGGCGACTCGCTCACCACGGCCGGATCGACGGTGATCAACTTCCTCAGGCAGGGCGCCAACATCACCCTCAACGCAGTGTCGAGCGTGTTGTGGCTTGTGACCGGCGGGCGCTCGAGCCTGGTGTCCTCGGATGGCTTGGGCTACAGCTACACGACCAGCACCTGACCCAAACGGCGCGCAGGGCTGCGCCACGCTACCGAAACCCGTCCCGGTCCCCCTGCGGCCGGCGGAAAATCCCCAGGAGGGAGAATGAAGATAGCGGTCATCGGGTCAGCCCCGAGCAGTATCGGGCTTGCCCCGTTCAAGGACGCCAAGTTCAGCCAGTGGCTGGGTGGCAAGCCGAACCCAACCAGCCCACCGTCACTGCACATCGACGACGACTGGCAGATCTGGGGATGCTCCCCAGGCGCATGGGCGGTCGCGCCGCGCGCCGATGTCTGGTTCGAGGTCCACAGATGGGAGCCAGGGCAGGCATGGTTTAGTCCCGAATACACCCAGTTCCTGCGCCAGTTCCGCGGCCCCGTCTACACCGGCGGGCCCATCCCTGAGATCCAGAACCACGTCGTCTACCCGATCGAGGAGGTCGAGGCCGAGTTCAGCGCCTACTTCCTGCACTCCAGCCTGTCCCTGATGCTGGCCGTGGCCATCCTCGAGATCGAGAAGTTCCGCCGCCACAACCCCGGATCCACCGAAAAGCACACCATCGGCATGTGGGGTGTGGACATGGCCGCCACCGAGGAATACGGCGACCAGCGGGACGGCTGCCAGTTCTTCATCCTCGAGGCCCTGCGCCGCGGCATCGAGTTCTACGTGCCCCCCGAGTCCTGCCTGCTCCGGCCAAAGCCCATCTACGGCCTGTCCGAGTGGAACCACGACTACATCAAGTGCACCCAGAGGGCGCGCGAGCTCAACCAGCGCCGCCAGGCCGCGCAAGCTGCATTCCAGCAGTCCCAACAGGAGACCGCGTTCCTGTCAGGCGCCATGGACAACATGGACTACTTCATCAAGACCTGGACCAACCCCTACGGCCTGCCGGCCGGCACCTACATCAACCAGCAGCCAGGCACCGGGCTGGGCGGTGGCCTGACCCTGCGCCGCCCCATGACCGTGGCAGGCACCGAGGATGGCGACTTTTTCCCAACTGGGAGCGCCACCGTCGAAACCGCAACCCCACTGGCAGATGCCGTGGATGCCATGCGCACGGCAACGGCCAAGACGGCGCGCAAGAAACCGAAGAAGCCAGCCCGCCGTAAATGACCACGGCCCTCGACGACATCATCAAGCGCCTCGGTGTCCTCCCCGACACCGGGCGCGATGAGGTGATCCGTCAGGCACTGGATTCGACCAAAGGCATGGTCTGGGTGCCCAACCCCGGACCCCAGACCGAAGCATTCGTCTGCAAGGCCGACGAGCTCTACTACGGCGGCCAGGCCGGCGGCGGCAAGTCAGACCTGACCATCGGCCTCGGGCTCACCCAGCACGAGAAATCGCTGATCCTGCGCCGCTTCAACGATGACGCCAAGGTGCTGGCAGAGCGCACCATGGCGATCGTCGGGAGCCGGGATGGATACAACGGCCAAGCCCAGATCCTGCGCCTGCCGAGCCGCCTGCTCGAGTACGGCGGCTGCAAAGACCTCGAGGACCGGCAGCGATACAAAGGCGACCCCCACGACCTGATCGGATTTGACGAGATCCCCGACTTCCTCGAGGAGCAGTACACATTCATCATCGGATGGAACCGATCCGCCAACCCGCACCAGCGCTGCCGGGTGGTGTGCACAGGCAACCCACCGACCACGCCCGAGGGCCTGTGGGTCATCAAGCGATGGGGCGCATGGCTGGATCCGAGCCACGCCCGATTCGGCAAGGTGAAAGAGGGCGAACTTCTGTGGTACACCACCATCGACAAGAAGGACACCGAGGTCGACGGCCCCGGCCCGCACCTGATCAACGGCGAGCAGATCATGGCCAAGAGCCGCACCTTCATCCGCGCGCGGCTGTCCGACAACCCTGACCTCGCCGCTACGAACTACGACGCCGTGCTGGCCGGCATGCCAGAGCGCGAGCGCCTGGCCTACCGGGAGGGCCGCTTCGACGCCAGCCTCAAGGACAAGCCCGCCCAGATCATCCCGGCATCATGGGTCCGCGACGCCATGGAACGCTGGACCGAGCGCCCTCCAACCGGCGTGCCGATGTGCGCGATCGCCGCAGACTGCACGGGCGGCGGCAACGACCCAATGGTCCTGATGATGCGGCACGACGGCTGGTACGACCACCCAGTGGTGATCCCAGGCGAGGAGATCCCGCCCACCATGGCCGGGCGCGCAGCTGCAGGGCATGTGGTGAGCCACCGCCGGGACAACGCCATCATGATCGTCGATATGGGCGGCGGATACGGCGGCCCCCTGTACGAGCACCTGCACATGAACTTCGACGAGCGCGCCCAGGACCGCGAACCGCTGGTCAAGCCGTTCAAGGGCAGCGAAGCCTCCGTCCGACGAACCACGGACGGAACAGTCGGATTCAGCAATCGACGCACCGAGGCCCTGTGGAAAATGCGCGAGGCGCTGGATCCAGGGCAGGCCGGCGGATCCCCGATCATGCTGCCACCTGACGACGAACTGCTGGCCGACTTATGTGCGCCTGCTTACAAACTCATTCGCGGGGCGTATCATGCTGAACCCAAGGACGTGGTATGTGCCCGCCTGGGACGCAGCACGAACAAAGGCGACGCCTGTGTCATGGCCTGGACCGCCGGTGCGATCGCCTCCACGGATGGGGCGATCTGGGACGAAACCCGCCGACAGATGGGCAAGAATCCGAGGATGGGGGGACGGCGGCCGCAGGTGCACCTGGGTGCACGGCAACCGAGTACCGGACGAAGGAGATAACCATGGGCGAAGCAGCAACAGCACTCGCAGTAATCAGTTCTGTACTTTCCGTCGGGAAAACCATCGGAATGTTCGGAGGGGACGACAAGCCACAACAGGCCGCCGCGCCAACCGTCAAGGCGCCGACCGTGATGCCAGAACCGGACGACGATGCCAGCAAGCGCGCCAAGGGACGCCAGGCAGCCTCCATGACCCAGCGCCGAGGCCGGCAATCGACCATCCTGTCCGAGGACACTGGCGGCGGGGATCTGCTGGGTGGCTAAGTTTTCGCTGCACATCATTGTCGCGCGGCCACCCGTGTGGCAGCGATGCGCTGACGCGTTTGGCGAGGGCAACGTCAACCGGCCCGGCGTGATATTCGCCTACGGTGAGGCCATCTACAACCCGGCCGGCGTCCATATCCCCAAGCACATCATGGCGCATGAGGCCGTGCACGGCGAACGCCAAGTGGCCTACGAGGGCGGCCCGGACGCATGGTGGGACCGGTACCTTGTCGACCGGGAGTTCCGCCTCGCCGAGGAACTGCTGGCCCACCAGGCGGAGTACAAGGCACTAGTCAAACGCCATGGGCACAGCCCGCACGACCTGCGCACCATCGCCCACAAGCTCGCCAGCCCCTTGTACGGGGCCATCATCCGGCCGGAGGAGGCCAAGCACGCCATTCTCACAGGAGCGATGCCATGAACACCCTCCCCGGACGACCCCAGGCCAAGAACACCGGCATGAGCGCCAAGGCCCTGCGCGAACTGGCCGAGACGTTCTTCACCAAGAAATCACCGATCCTGACGCTCTGGCAGGAGATCGCCGAGAACTTCTACGCCGAGCGGGCCGACTTCACGATCAAGCGGTACCTCTCCGACGACTACGCCGGCAACCTGATGACGTCCTACCCGCTGCTCGTCCGGCGCGACCTGTCCGACCAGATCGGCACCATGCTGCGCAACAGCAACAAGGAATGGTTCAAGATCGTCGCCAAGGACAAGGACCGGAACGACTTCGAGTCCAAGGCCTGGCTGGAGTGGGCCACCGGCACCATGCGCCGCGCCATGTACGCGCCGGCCACTCTGCTCACCAAGGCCACCAGCCAGGGAGACGCTGACTTCGCCACATTCGGCCAGACGGTCATCACGGTGCGCCTGAACCGGATGCAGGACGACCTGATCTACCGCTGCTGGCACCTGCGGGACGTGGCGTGGATGGAGGACGAGGACGGCAAGATCTGCTGCATCTTCCGGCGCTGGAAGGCCTCGAACCGCACCCTGATGCGCCTGTTCGACGATCGGACCGTGCCCGGCGGCAGGACCAGCGTGCACCCCAACGTGGCCCGCGACGCGATCACCAAGCCCGAGGAGGAGCGCGACTGCTACCACCTGATGGTGGCGGCCGACATGTACGACGGCGAGGCCCGCGGCATGCCCTGGCGCTCGATCTACTACGACGCGTCGAACGACCACGAAATGGAGTCGGTGGGACAGAAGAACCGCGAGTACATCATCCCGCGGTGGCTGACCGTCTCCGGATCCCAGTACGCTCACAGCCCGGCCACCGTGGCCGCCCTGCCCGAGGCGCGCCTGCTGCAGAGCATGACCTACACCCTGCTCGAGGCCGGCGAGAAGGTCGTCAACCCGCCCATGCTGGCCGCCGAGCAGGCGATCCGCTCCGACATGGCCCTGTACGCCGGCGGGGTGACCTACTACGACGCCGAGTATGACGAAAAGACCGGCGAGGCCCTGCGCGCACTGACCCAGGACAGCCGCGGGATGCCCCTGTCCAAGGAAATGCAGATGGACAGCCGGACATTGCTGGCCCAGTGCTTTTACCTGAACCGCCTCACCCTGCCGCAGCGCGGGGCCGAGATGACAGCCTACGAGGTCGGTCAGCGG